TAGCACGAATAGCAAACTCATTAACTCCTAGTGTCTTGTCTGCCTCGACACCAGCCGCTTTGTCACCCTTCTTTGTATATCGCTTTAGCCATACCTGTTGGGACACGAATCGCTGGGTTCCATCCACCCAATCAACCTTCTCACCAACTTTCATCAGTGCCTTAGTTCCGTCGCCAATATCCATGTATTGCTTTTGGTCTTTCAAATGGAAAGTATAGAAGATGTATGGGATTGGTAGCGCAGTTAGGCGGTCAAGGACACCCTTGAACACACTGTTACGCTCACGCCATTCCTTTTGATTAAACCCGTCACCACTGTCATTGATAACACCACGCCTTAGTAGTCTGTCTGTCATTACAAACTCACACCACTTGAGGAATGTCGAGCCGCCGTCAAAGATAACTGCGCCTACATCTTTATCTTCACCCAAGAAGGATGCGAACCACTCAATCTTGTCAACTACTGCCATCCAATTTGTAGTGTTATCTTCATTCCACATAGCATCATCCAACTCATCAATAATTGGGATAATTCTAATGCGACCTGCTTCGACCTTGCCTTCTGAGACTAGGTAATCAACAGTATTTTGTGCTGAGTTATCACAGTCAATAATAACTATGTCCTTGTCAGTATGAGCAAGGGCTAGTTCAGTAGCCAAACCTGTCTTAGCAGTGTTCTCCTTACCAACAAGCGCCATTCTGATAGGCGCAAGAGCCTCACGCTTTTGAGCGTATAGGTTGCGGTAATGCTCGACACCGAATGTTTTTCTAGGTGCAGGTTCAGTTTTAGCGGAAGTTGTGGCCCAACTCATCAGTCCCACCCTCCGTCGTCAGAAGTTTCCGGTGCTGATGCGACTAAAGATTCAGCGCACCACCAGCCGGTAACTGCGAGTTTTGCCTCACCATCACGACTCATGTATGGAGAGCCTACTAACATTAGTGTGCTACCAACTGAGAAATCGACAAGTGATTCTTGTTGAGCCGGAACATAAATGTCAACAGTTCCAGCAGTTGACATAATATCTAGGTCTCCTGTGGTAATGATGTAGCCACCATTGTCTCTAGGGTCTATGTGAATTACCTCGACTATTGCAGCAGCCAAAGCATCCCAGCGTTCCTTGTCAGACAGTGAGCCTACATACGCCTCAATGTCTTGTAATCCATTCTCAAGAGTCTTGATTTGGTCTAGTCCAGCGATTAGTGCATCGGGCGCACTGCTGAAAGAACTTTGAACAGTATCGTCACGGTTGAACACAGACACACCAGCCTTACCATATGCTAGGTCAGCGTTCCTTGCTGGCCTCATAGGTATAGTTCCGGCTACGAAAGCGGGGAACTGTGTCTCCGCTAGCGCACCATTGAACCTCATAGAAATAACTCTCATGTCATCTTTGCTGCCCTGTGGTCTGCCTAAGAACATACAAGTCCTGTCTTTTTCGCTCAGTGGTCGTGGCTTACCATATTTCCAATTGTCATCCCCGGACGGGAACTTAGGGTTGTTCTTATCCCATACCAAGTGGAAGTGAATGCCGTTGCCAGCATCATATGTGTGCTTTGGTAGTTCACTGATTTCAGTCTCGGCCATTCCGCTTTGGAAATCAGCCTTCTGTGCCAATGAAGGATTATACTTCTTGGTATAAGTGCCATCGTTATTGTCCTCATAAAGAATTACATTACCTTCCTCAATCAGTGTCTCGATGACAGTCTCGTTACCTTGACTAATAGTGCCAGCCGCTTTCTTGTATGCTAAGTCTGCCCAATCCTTGTATCTTGGAACACTTACGAACATTCCTTCATACAGTGTAGCGCCACTTCGCTTTAGTCTTTCGCCTTCGCTCTTAATTTGTCTGCCGGAGATTCTGAGTGCATTTAAGTTACAATCATCCTCACTTTTACCAGCATCCAACCATGTATTGCGGTTCTCCGCTAACACAGTCTCCATACGAGAGCGTAGTGCTTCTTCTGTCGTTCCTACATTCTTGCTTATACGGGTTATCATTTGGTCTAAATCCATTTTCTCACCTACTATATCCTTTGTTCTCGCCACTATATAACCGTTATGACGCCAGCCTCCGACAGAAATCCCACACTACATAGTGAGACTCCACGCCCATGAGTAAATCACGGTGCGCTTGGGTGGCTGCCTCGACCAACTTTAGTTTGCTGGTCGGCTTAGCGGGAGAATCAATGCCGTATCTAAACACGGCGTCTATTGTCTTTCTAAGATTGGAAGACCCCATCAACTTGACGGCATCCTCAACATTATGTTCCTTCATACAAAGTGTAAGTATCTTCTGTGCATCAACAGGAGGCTCACTTATTCTTGATAGAAATGATTGCCTGTCTGCTTCGGGAATAGAGTGATAGGCTTGTAGCGTATTTATTGCGTTACGCAAGTCGCCCTTGTTAGCCTTTGTTATTGCATCAATATCCTCAACAGGAGTTTGGAAACCTTCTGCCCCATCAATACTACATAGGCGCTTTCGCATATCACTATCTAGTATAGGGACAAAGGTTCTCACTTGGCAACGGGATTGAAGCCAAGGACTGAGTTTGCTTAGGTCATTACAAGTAAGAATAAAAAAGCCCTGTGCGTCCTCAATCACACCCTTGAGTGCCGACTGTGCGGCAGGTGTTAATTGGTCTGCCTCGTCTAAGAAGTAAATTGTTTCATACTGACCCAGCCTTGTCATAGGCCCAAGTTCCTCCTCGATAAACTCTATACCACGCTGGCGCTTAGATGAAGCATTGTATTGATGTATTTCATATCCCAACCGCTTTGCTAGAATATGAGCCATTGTAGTCTTACCTGTTCCCGGTTCGGGGGAAAAGAAAATGTAGTGCTGCATTTTAGCACTACCATACAGTATGTATTTCATTTCCTTTACAATATGTTCCTGTCCCTTGAAATCATCAAGGTGTGTTGGCCTATGCTTCGTTGCCCATATCTCGTTCATGATTTATACTTGGACTCGTCAGTATATATTACTTACGAATACAAGACAAGCACTTGGCTTCATCGGTAGGCATAATTCTTGTCCTACCACACTTACGACACTGTATGGCCTTTTGCTTTTCACTTGGAGTCATAACTGATATTGGTCTTGTGAATATCAAATCATCTTTAGTCTTGATTACTTCACGGTCAATATCGAACATCATATGATGAGTATTGATACCATTAGTCATCTCAACCTTCTGACGACCGACGATAACACACTGCGGATTTTTCGACATAAGAGCCGAAATAGAATTGGCAGAAGGAACATTCTTTACCCCCTTGTAAGTTTGCAGGTGTTCTGCTACTTGCTCTCTAGTGCAAGCGCCGTGTTTGAATAATATTTCTACTATCGCCCGGCGCACACGCTTGTTGTTATTGTTGGCCGACATGAAGTGACTTATGAGTGTTTGCTATATTACCCTCATTCGTTGATGTCCATAAATAAAGCCGCTTGCGTCATGTCTAAACTATCCGAGTCATCACCAAAATTATACATTTCAGACTTTAGTGTCCCCATTTCAACCGGTTGGTTATACTCGGGGTCAAGGAACAAAAAGACTGCGTAGTAAATTAGTATAAACCACAGTCCAAATACTGCAAAACTCATTAGTCCCACGAATCCATCATACTTGCTGCTGAGTTAAATACAATATCATTGTAAATGTAAGCATATACTTCACGCTTAACTAAGGTAACAGGACTTTTAATCCATATTCTTCTACGCTGATATAAACCATGAGCAACGCCCTCTAGTAAATCAACTGCTGCTAGTGTTTCATCATCCACCAAATACACTTCACCCTTTACTGCTTTATTCCCAGCAACCATGCCGGGAAAAGAACCTAACGAAATCAAACCCCAACGGGGTAGTGTTTCGTAGTTTCCTAGTAGTTGGGAATCCCCCAACAGGTCGTTATTGTGGTGCCCTCGCTTTAGTGTTCCATACACAAATAATTCATTCATAGCCATTCTATCGCCTCTTGTTTTCGTTTAGGCAAGCCCTTCGGTAATATCTCGGGACTATCCCTGCGAATAGCGTTAGACACAATAGTATCATTGTTAAGTATCACCTCTAAGTGCTTGTCTGATTTCCTCATGTCACCCGGCACTATATAGTCATTTTTGTTTGACTTCTTAGGCCACTTGAAATTAGAAACAGGATTGATGCCGTAGGCCAAAACAGCCCTTGTGTAGTCATCATGCAGAGTGTATCGGCACTGTGCTAGCAACTTACCTATTCTCATAGAGTCCACATTGACTTTTACAAACGCATTCATTAGCGGTAGCGGTATAGGCTTTAGGACATTGTATGCCCTATCCCTGTCAGCCCAGCATAGAGCAGCACGAATAGCCCTAGAGTAGTCGGTGTCAGCAACCTTTAGGTTTTGGTCTATGATTACACAGTCGTCAACTTTACTGCTCAGTTTAGGCGGCTTGTCAACAATAACTACCATACGATATGCCACTATTGGCGACCAATACAAAACATCTGCCTCACTAAACTTCATGTTGTGTAGGATAAATGTAGTATCGGGCGCTGACGGCGACACTGTTATGTCACCATACATACTAATGTAATTGCCCTTTCGATAATTCTTATCGTCATTAGTGAATATAATTACTCCCATTCTATCAACTCCGTGTAACTTCCAGCAAGCAGCCAATCAATAAATCTTCTCATTTGATGAGCCGTTAAGCCCCAAACTTGACGAACACTCTTTGCCGGGATTTCATAATCAGCAACAAGCCACTGATAACCATTACCTTTAGAAACAATTCTAAAAGTCAACCCGTCCTCAACCATAGCCTTTGCTAATGCTGGAAACTCGGCCTCATATATCGGTCGAGTGTTCAATATATTCCTTGATTTTGTCCTCCAACTTTTCAATTTCATGCCTCCATCGTAACCATTCCACAGTATCATTGAGCCTCTCCACATAATAAATGTGTTGACTACAATAACCCTTAGCAGGGTCAGTTAACTCAGACCTACAACCAGCCATCTTGCATCTAACTTTCGCCATCCTCCACTACCTCGAAGTCAGCCTCTTGTATGTGGTTTGTTGGAGCAGTTAGCGTAGCCAAGCGTAATTGTATTTGGTCTAAATACACCGGCTCGTTTTTGAGGACATCAACAAGTATGCCCATCATGTTCTCAACCTTGCGGTCAGCAAGTAGTAATTGGGAATCAACGCCAATCTCCTTCTTGAGTTGACCTATCAATTTGAGAAACCCTTGCCCCTGCCCGAGTAGTTTGGTCGCATCACCAATCCACTCAGAAGTAAGTCCTTCTTCTATCTTGCGAACCTCTAATTCTCCTACCCAAGATACAAGTCGCTGCGCTAAATCCTCGGCTACATTTAGCGTGGATATAGATTCATTACGCATTTTTTCCATGTGCGCTGCCTCGGCAGGGTCATATTCTAAATGCTCATCCATGTGAGCCATTACTGTTCCTACAGGCCATTGATTCTTAGTCTCAAGGAATGTAGGAGTAACTTCGCCTCTGTGAACTTTTACTTCTAAGTCCCTGCGGTTGCCTACATTACACATAGGACAGCCGATAGGCTCAAGCACCCACTCAAGGGCGGCTAAGAAGTCCGTGTTATCTGCTTCATCATTTAATCTATTCTGTATCTGTCTGCGACTTTTCATCAGCAATCCTCCATTCCCTAACCTTGTAATTAGAATACTGTCTGCTTCTGCTCCCACGACCGCCCATATTGGCACCGACCACACCTGTAACTACTATTCTTTTAACCCAAGTGCATGTAAATCGTGGGTCTGATTTTAACAACTGAGATGCACCATTAGCGTGTGCTGGCCCCTTATTACTATCAGTCCACAGTCTACCTCTTTTGGTTTTCATATCCGATAACAACCTTTCGGCAGTTGATGGGCCATTAGTCTTGATGTATTCGTATGCGGCATTACGCCACGCTGCTTTTCTTCTTTTCATTTAATCATCCTCCTTATATCCGATAAATACCTTAACGCCCTTGCGGCCTCGACCGCTTGCGCTACTGCGTTCTTCACTATACCACGCCTGTATTAAAAGATTATCTTCAACCCAACGCTTAGCCGCTTGATAATCGCCCGGAGTAATCATTCTTGCTACTTCTTTGATAAGAGCAGTGCGTGTTAGTTCAGTGTTCCAAAACGCCGTCTTGATTAGGTTTATGTCTGACTCCATTACGCCACGCCTCATCTCCAAACTTGAGTCAAGAATGTCTCGTAGTTGGTCGGTCATTTTAACATACAATAGGTCGCCGCCTTCGTAGTCGGGCGACATAATTGTATATCCCAAAGCCAACCTTCGGAACAGGTCGGCTTCGTGACTACGAACTTCGGGCTTGTAAAGCCACTCGTTCAGTGCCTCGTCGAATCTAACTCCGGTTGGTGGATTCATAATAACTTCCATAGCCCTTTCGGTAAAGAAGTCCTTAATCTCAATAGCCAACCCAGCCAACTCAGCCCTTTCAGCGTTAGTCATGCTGGCCTGCTTGGCCTGCGCCTTCTTGAATTGCATCTCTTTTTTTGGATTCATGTCAATGTCTATGATGAAGAATCTTCTATCCATACCGGACTCCATCTCAAAACGACCGGGCTGGGTTCCAGCCCATAGAGTAAAGCGTGTTGTGTATTGAACCCAACCTGCTCTCATAGCCTTTCTAACTCGACCATTATCTGTGCTTGTTAGAAGTTGGTTAGTCATGTCTATGCTGTGGTCTTTTCTGCCAGCGTCAACAAGTGATGAAAACTCCTCAAAGCCTAAGAAGCCACCGCACATTTCCCTCGCTAAAGGTCTGCCCATAATCTCGCCTTCTTCATTTACAGACCCAAACATACCTGCTTCTGTAATAGAGTTAGCACCAATGTCAGTTCTAAAAGCCATACCTATGTCAGCATTCAATGGGTTGTTTAGTAACCCCGTTCCGGGTGCTAAAAATAAATTGATTAGAACGGACTTTCCCGAGCCTTTCATACCTCGCATGAGGATATGTAGCCTAGTGTCTGCTATGTGGCTCATAGGGGTGTATAAAGGGGCTTTATCGTGCCTTAGAATACAAGAGTCTATGGCAAACGCACCTTCTTCTCCCGTTGGGATGAATGGGCAAGTGCCACACTTGTTTAGTCCGTTGAAAATGTGTGTTCCTACTGAACATAGGAATACGGGTATTTTATCATCAACATCGACATAGTGATTTCGATTCACATAAGTCTTCATAGTTTCAAAAATATTCATAGTATCATCCCCACATTGTTTCGTTGGGCGTTTTAGATGCCCGTTCTTCGTGATTTTGGAGAGCCTTCATAAGTTCAGCCTCCCTCTCAGCGTGTCTTTCAGCCTGCTTCTTGAACTTTTTTACCACTCTATTGTAGCGTGGCTTCTTGATTTGCTCGCCCATAATCTGCGACAAACATTTAGTCAAAGTCCACCCAGCCTGCTCGTCAATCTCAATACCATTATCACAACCGGACATGATAATCTCACTGTGTTCATAGTCCATGTGGTGTGCCAAGTATGGGAATAACCATGTAGGCGGAGTAAAGAATAGGTTGTGCTTAGTGTTTTTATTGCCACCAAAGACATAACTTTTTGTCTTTTTAGGAGAAAGTAATTCAAACACTTCGGGGTCTAATGCCTCATGGATTGTCGTGCTTGACAGGTAAATTAGTTCCTTAGCCCCGTTGCCTTTCATTAATTCAACAAAGTCTCTAACAGGTGGGTATGTGTATATCCATGTATTTTTCGTCTGTTCCGGCGGAAATAATTGTATGGTAGGCCAATTAGTTACCATAGCATACGCTATGGTCTCATCATTAGTCCTTTCAAAAAATATTTCCCAGCCGATAGGTTTCATGTCGGGTGCAGAATTGAACCCCATTTCTGATAACAGGTGACTCAATGCTACTGCATCCGGCTCTCGCTCTCCTATAATAGTGCTAACTGCCATCAGTGAAGCAAGGCCGAACTCGTTTTCTGCGAATACGATTACCTTGTCCACTCTTGGTAGCGGTTCACTATGATATAGGTCAATTGTTCCGTTGTTTGTTCTCATGTATTTTTCACCAATCCCTCGTCAGTATTTAACAGTTACCGAATTAAGTTCATTAAGTTTAGATTCTGTAACTTAAATAAATGCTTTACTGAATCCCAATATGCTGAATTAAGTTTTTTAGTCTATTAAGTTATTAATTTAATAATATAACTATAATATAACTAAGTAGTATTAGCGGCCTAATGATAAACATATTAGACATAATAACATAATTAGCAGTTATGGTATTTCGTATTGCGTTTTTTTAAGTTTGAACTTCTAAACTTAATTAACTTAATACGATAAGTATTATATATTCGACCTCCTATTTGCTAATAATCGGTCTTGCTCATGCGTCTTGAGTCCACTTGGTAATCGTGGAGCGCATTTTTCCGGCGGGTAATATAACTTACTAGGATTAACGCTATCAGCATAAGACAATAATCTTTTGAAAGCATTCGCTACATCATTCTTCTTTGACTTGAGAATACTCTCGGGCATAGTCAGCCCTATTCTTCTACCTGTTTCTGCCATGCCCTCGCCTCGTATATACCAGCGAGTGCCTATATCAACAAAGTAAATATCCCAATCATTGTATTGAAAACAAACTGATGGTCTAATAGACGCCTTGTTGCCTCTATACAAAAATGGTTTTTTCTCGGGGCTTAACCCCTCACTCTTTAGATAATGATACATCATTTCTATATCAGTCACAAACCCTTGGTCGAATGGTTCGACATAAGTAATGTCTCCCTCAACATGGTATGCGATTAGATACTCAGTCCCTTCGGCTATGCTCTCGCTCGTAAAGTCACTTAACAAAGAGTATAGTGACGGCGAATTGACCTCGGGGGAGAATATATCGTCATTAACTGCCTGCCTTGGTAGCGGATTGTCACTAAACAATGCGTCAAAATACGACCACATCACCTTTTTTCCTAACAAAGTGTAGGTTTTATACCTACCTTTTATTACAATATAGGGCTTCTGCACCCATTCCCCTCTATGATTGCGAGTATATGGGTGTGTTGTGGTGTATTCAATGTGTTTCAAAGGTATGACGGCTGGCTCACCGAGCATCCCTATACCTCCAAGCATTGAACTTATCCAAGTCAAGAGTCCATACTGTGACATCTCTTGTGGTTCTTAGAGAGTAACCTGTGGTAATACCCACTGCCTCGAAACCAATTATTGCGTTCAACTTAGAACCAATGGTGTTTCGTGACGGCAACCACTTGAAGTTCCTATCAACGAGATTGTTGTATATCTCGTATGACGATAGACCCTTCGGGTTCTCAATCAACATTCGTGCTACTTCATCTGCAAAAATAAACTTACTACTTCTTCTCATAATATCACCTCAAAGTTGGTGGGGAGGGGGCAAGCGAGGAACGAAGCAAGCAACCAAGTTTGAGGAAATAGAACACAATAGTTCTAACCCCCTCCCCAATACAAACTTTAGTCACGCCACTATATCAAGATTCCGCAGACGCCTCCTTAGCGTCGGTATCATGACTATCTTCTATGCACATTCCGCACATAGCGTCATACTGTAGGCCGCCTTCGTCCTCCTTGTAAAAGATGGTAGGAGGGCGTATGGTATAAACTTTTTTAGCGCCCATAAGCGTGTTAGTTTTTTCCAGCGATTGCATAAGCACTCCTTCTATGTTACAACACTCGCACTCGGCCACCACAAACTCATAGAGTTTGCCTGTAGGCGACTCATACCCTCCTTTCATTTTTCTAACCTTCATAGGTTATCACCCATCTCGATTCTCATTCTATCTTCTTCATACTTCTTAGCCTCGGCCAACTGTATGTCCCAATATATGTCCTCTAACTCAGCATCACTAATACTATCCTCAATCACCTTGGCTTCATTCAGCAAAGTAATCGGTATCATGCCGTTGTTGGTTACACGGACATGCTTGAGCAATCTCCTTGACGCTTCAACTAACTGTCTCATCTACTCATCTCCTTAGTGAATCCATTTTTATTTCTCCACTCAACACTCATCGTGCCGTTAGGCTGGCGCACCATGATACACATACTGCCGTCAGCAAACACCATAGTCTGTCTGACAATGTTGTTGATGTTCATTCGACCGCCTCCCCTAACTGATTGTAGTCGTTGTCAAACACACTTATGGCGATAGGCCACTTCTCGTCAGCCTTGACATCGCTCATGCCTAACTTATGCACAGTGCCGTCTTTCATGTGTATCTCAGCCATTGTGTATTTTATCCAAATGGCCTCCACATCTTGCCACACTATGTCATCGTAGCCTTCTAATTCAGTCAAGTCCCACTCAGCCCAAGCCGAGTATGTCGCTTCTATTGTTGTTGGTTTTTTTCCTTTGTCTATATCTATTCTCATTCTTTATCCTCCTGTCTAATTCTGTAAGCCTCACGCATAGCCCACTGATACTTCTTAGTAACTGAACCACTATGAACCTTTCGCCCCATCCACATATAACACTCGGCTAATACGCTTCGTAGGTATGCGATTTCGTCAACAAGTTGATTCAATCCTTCGTTAGTTGCATCCATGCCATGTTCCGATGCTTCAAACCAAAACTTCCATTCTTCGGCAGTTAGTGGTTCATACTGCTCTGCTAAATATTCACTATACTTTTTCATTTGTTACACCTCCTTTGTAGCATCCGCAAGGCGCAAAGATTCTTGTCACTCCTTCACGCTGATGCACTATGATTGCATCACAACAATGCTCGCAGGTAATAATCTTTCTAGTCATTGTCCCTCACCATATCCGTCAATTGTATTTGCACAAGTCCTTCCCATACCAACAAGCAAACTTGCCGTCATGTATGCAATAGACTTCCAATCAAGTCCTTCGCTTTCACGAATCATCTTTTCTGTCTTCTCCCTAAGTAAGTCCTCATACTGTTGCTCAAGGTCGCCAGCATCTTGACTCGTCACTTCAAAGTTATCCATCCATAGTTCTATTTCTTCTTGTGTATTCACTGTGACCCTCTCCTTACTATGCACTTTGCAGACCACTCGGGAATTGATTTCGTTTGGTAAGTGTATTCCCTCAAATAATCCTCAATCCACTTACTTTTTTGTGCGCTCTCCTCGTCAGTAAGTGGCTTGCCGGTGTCTAAGTTTCTTATTTGTTTCATAAGTTCTTCTGATTGATATTGAGGGTTCCTAACCCTTACATTCTCAATCCTATTGTGCTTGACAGTTTTTTGTTGCAGTATGCCAAGCCCCATGTCATTAGTTTTACACCATATTCTTATCTCATCGTGAACCTTGCGTAAGTCGCTACGGTTTTCCGCTATGATAGTCACCTCCCATTGGTCTTTTAGTTCGTTAAATATCGCTTTCGCTCGCCCTGTTTTGGTTATCATTACATCTTCGTTCATGTTAATTCCTCCTGTTTTTTACTATGGGGGCTTCACCCTAATAAGGCTTCCCCTGCCCCCTGTTCTAATAGAATACAAACATCACCTTGAAGTGCTGTTAGTATTCCAAATACTTTTTCGCATACAAAGGTCATACGACCGTTGTAATCGTAAGTCCCATCCTGTTCGTGTGTGTATGCAAATATGTGTTCTGCTAATTTATGTCTCACGACTCTATCAGCCTTGAGCAAATACTCGGCAACATCTTTCGCATCCATACTATCGCTTAGTAAGTATGGTTCCGGTTGCATTCGCAGACTGTTAGGTATCTCCACCATTACTCTCATGCGCTCACCTCATAATTTACTCCGTAAATATACTTGCTGTCATTGAACCACTCGGGCATCTCTACACGCTCGTATTTGATACCTGCCGGACTGTCTGCTTTGGTCTTGTAGTATATGCGATACGCTTCGACCGCAGTATATTTTTCCTCATCATACAGTTCGTCAAGGTCTTTGTTTTCCCTGTCAAATGCTCTAGCGAATGGGGTCAGTTCATCACTACCCATGTTCTCGATAGCAGGGTTTTCTAGCATCATTCTCATGGCACTATCACAGGCATGGTCTCGTCCGAATAGTCGCTTGTATTGATGTGCTAACGACAAGCCGTGACTCATAAGCCAAGCGAAGTTGCCTAGCGAATCGCCAGCCCATACTGTGCAAGGGTGATTGTGATAACCTCCCTTGTATGGTGTCCCTGCTTTGGTAAGTGGCATAGACTCCGGTGTAGCACCGTGTCTAATCAGCGCCGATGCAAGCATCTGTGCGCTTTCAGTTACCATTTTAGGTAGTCTATTGTCGTCTATCATTGTTGCTGCTAGTATTGGGTTTTCGTGTAATACAAATATGTTCATATCATTCCTCTCCTTGTTTCTATATTGGGGCTTCCGGTATATATAGTCACCGGTCACTCCAATGGGTGTTCAATCTCCTTGTCGCCCAAAGACCAGCGCAGCGTCTTTACCACGCCCTCAAGTGCTTTGTAATTCCTCATGTGATACATCTTTCGAGCCTTTTTACTCACGATATGTATGTATGCGTAATGTTCATTTTGTTTACGCTCGGCTCGGTCAAGCATGTCGAGCAGTTCCTTCTCGCTACGCACTCCCATGAAGTGTTCTGAATCTTGGTGGTCGCTCATCATTCTAACGCCTCCAATTTTTCAAGTGCTTCGACCAACCGCTCTTTCATGTCTTTTAGGTCGTCAAGTAGCACATCAATTACTAATTCATACCCACTTGTGTTACACATTTTTACTCCTCCTGTTATTCAAGTCTTCTATCATCTGATTCACCAAGTATATATCCTCGGGATGGTGCTTCAAGTAATGCTTTGCTGGCACACCTACTTTGATGAACCAACCGTATTTTTTACTCCAATCGTAGCCCTTTGCCAAAACCTGCTCAGTTCCTTCCCACCAATCGGGCTTATACATGGCTCGCTCATGGTCTGCTGCGACCTCGACATACCATTCTTTATGCTCTTTACTCCACCACATTCTGCTTTCGCTCAGTTTCATTCTTCCCCCTCCAATAGTTCCTCATATTCACGCAGTATGCTCTTGAGCATTGACTCAGCCTCCGCTATGCGGGTGTCAATGTAAAGGTATTCCTCGGGCGTCAGCATGTTGCCTTGCTTCAAGCGTAGCGACTTGAAACTCGCATCTTCAAAGTGGTCGAGTATCGGGCTAATCGCTCGCTTGTATTCGTTGTAAATCAGTGTGGCGCTCATTCTTCCTCCCCTCCGTCATCGAGTAGTCCGTATAGTTTGGCTGCACTTTCAACCTTCAGCACTTCGACTTGGAACTCCAACATAGGTAGGTCAGATGTCTCCTCAGCCAAGCGATTTTTTTCACGGGCTAGTGTGGCCTTGCTTTGCACGATGCGATTCTTGGCGGCGATGATACGCTCGCTAACCGAAATATATCTGAATGAAGGTGTCAATCTGTCTGCGAAAATCATGTCAGCATGTGGTATATTCTTGAAGTATTCTGTGACTTCTGCCCTCTTAGCGTTGTCTGCCTTGATTGCATCCTCCAATGAGATATTGCCATTATCAGTGACCTTGTTGATTAAGTCCAAGTAGTTAGTATCGTTGAGTTCCACATTTTTTTTGTAGTTCTCCACATTGGATTCGGTATATTTTTGATTCCTACGCTTGGTGAGATAAGCAGTGTAAGTAGTCTGCATGCCCTCCAATAATTGCAGAATCTTTCTGCCCTTGTTGATGACCGGCCAACTCAAACCAAGTCCGAGTAGTCTGTATGTGTAGTAGTCGCTATCGCTCGAGTTGAAGCCTTCGCCACGCATGACATAATGCTCAGAATGGTAGGGGTTTGCTCGCTTCGATACAAGGGTTCTTGCGCCGTTTCCGTAGTAGGTTTTATCCATCTCGATGAACGCTTGTAGTTTGCCTAGTCTTTGCACGACTTGATATACTTCTTGCGCCCTGCCGTCACGACCGTATTTTACTTCGTTCTCGTTCTTCTCACGCCTTACGGATGCAAGTGCCGACTTCAAGCAGTTGTGCATGTAGTTCTCGATACCAGCCTCGATGTATGGCGTCCACTCCCAGCGATGCTTCGGTGTTCCGTCGTCATGAGTGATTGGCTTGCCCTCCTTGTCAGTAATCTGTGGGTTGTGCGGGGCGAACTCACCAGCATTATACAGATATGGTCTGCGATTCAGATTCTTGGCCTCATCGGTGCGCTTTTTGACATACTCCGGTTTCCACTTGAATTGTGCTTTGACCGAAGGCACCGTCCCTCTTGCTATACTGTGCTGTCCCATCTTCAGACCCTTTTTCAGTGTCTTGTTAGGCGTGCTGGTGGTGTCAAACTCGGCGTTGCTATCGAAGTCGGCATGTTGTCTGCCAAACTCGGCGGCGATTGCGGCTTGCACCTCTCGCAGACCGGCTGCTGCTAGGTGTAGGTTTGCGTTCACTTTTTCGTTCTTAGTCATTCTTATTGTTGTTGCTTTTGGCATGTTTATTCCTCCTGTGTTTTTTTGTCAGCGTTGTCTGAGTCGCTGCCCTCATTACTATTATGGGGGTTGCCCCTATATATAGTTGCCGCATAGTGCGGTTGTATTTCGTCGATGATGTCTGTCAGTTTCCTTGTGATTCCAAAGAAGTTGAGAACATCGTTGATTCTCCAATCTTGGTAGTCCCATAGTCCTACTGTCTTCTCACGCAATCGTGATTCTTCGTATGGCAAAGTTTTGCCTAGCAGGTTCATTGAGTAATCAGCCACCAATTCGCCCCAGCCGTTGCCAAAGACGAATCTTGCCCATGCCAAATCCCCTTCGGGGTTTCTGACAACCAGCATTGAGTCCTCAAGATTCCATAAGTTGTATGCGATTTTACCAATGCTCAGTCCCTCGCATGAGATGTCATAGTAGTCATCCCCATACGAGTCGCCTGTCTTGATAAATCGGCAACCTGCGTCCTGTAGTTTTTTCAAAATTATTCTTGCTTCTATTCCGTATTCTCTGTTTGTATTCATGTTTATTCCTCCTTGTTGGCGGCTGTCCCGCCCATGTTAGTAATATGGGGGCTTCCCCTATATATACTTTGGCAATCGCACTTTTCCCACGAATGCCTCAGTTTGACTTCGCCGCAGTTGCGGCATTTGTAAGCCTGTTGTATGTGTAACCATGCTGACATTTTTCATCCCTCCGCAATCCAACCATCCCAAATCCAAGTCCGGCCATCAGTTTCAATCATCAGATACCAATTGGCATCATCGGGAAACTTTTCTGCGGCTGGGTGTTCGCATGGTATGTAGCCAGCGT